ACCTCCATCCTGTGGTCCTCCGTAGATGGAAGGATAAGAACCCATCACGAACTGAGTCATGTTGTGCACGCGGTCGGCGAATGGCTCAACCTCTCGTGACAATGTGGCTGCTTTGGTCGTGAAGAACCCCTCACCCAAGCTCCTACCCGCGGGTGCAGTCGCCTGATTTATCATACCAGGTCGCGCTTCCTGACGAGGATAGGCATCGAAGTCGACAACGTGTGAGTCAGCCCACGTCTCAGGTAGACCAAACTCGACCGTCTCCAACGTCAGATTCATCAGCTCGTTACCGATGTCGGACATTGGGATAGCAGCCGCACCGAGAGGCTCCACGTGGAGAGTATCGCTCAGTGGATGCTCGCTGAGAGTCCAGTGGTCGTCCAGCTTGTCCTGGAGTATCTCTGCGACAAGGGACTTGTTGATGACAACGACATAAACCCCATCTTTGTATTTCTGTTTGATGGGTTCAATCTCGTCCATCTTGTTCTGATATATATTGAGAGCCCACGGTCGTAGCCAGACTCTCTGCACTGTGCATAGGTCTCGAGGAAAATCGCTCTTGTATTGCGTTGGGACACGGGCTTCCCTCTCGTAAGAGTCCGGGAAATCCCCACCCTGGATGAGATGCGCAAGTTCAGGATAGATTTCCCGCATCATGGAGACATTTTCGTCCGTCTCCAGTATGACGTATGGCGTCGCAACCTGTTCGCGGCACCAGTTCGGAACCTTGACATTGAGCGGGCCGTAGAGTTCGAGACACTCTCGATTCTTAGGCTCCTTCGTGATACCAATCTGCCTCGGCTCCATACCTTGCTCGTCGTTAGGCATGGGTTCAACGATGTTTTGGCACTCAGGACAGACCTGAGGAGGCATGGGTTGAGGGACGGGGTCGGCCGGACCTGGAGTGTCGAACTGCTCGGCATTAAGTTCAGCACCACAGGAAGGACAGAGGTGCTGGCGATAAGTGACCGACGTGTCGGCATACTCTGGAACCTCGACTGTCCCGAAGCGGTCGTCTGACTTGTTCTCGTTGTAGCACGCGACTAGACCTTGATTATACATGATAAAGAGCGCCTTCATCATGAGCAGGTGCGCGTGGTTGTGCTTCGAGATTAGCTCACCTATCTTAGACCGTGCCTTAGCAGCGACCACGTCTTCTTGATCGTCAGCGTCCTTTGGGAAGAATCTAACGATAGGAGTTCCAGCAGCCAAAGCCCCAATAAGAATCTCGCCGTGTGCTTTATACGTGTTAACGACTTTCGCATACAAAGCAGGGTCGAGGTCGGCCTGTGGATCTTCCTCGACGATGTCCTCCGGTGTCATCCAATCTTGGGCCATCTCGTTCCATGCTAGATACTGGAAACCGTTCCAGTAGTGCATGTGCTTTCTCCACTTGCGAATCTGAGAAAGCCGAACGAATTCCTCCTGTCGGTCGTAGTCCTGGATAATCGTGAGCAGCAGCCGACCCTCGTCCGTCTCGTGGAGGAGAGGCTCATCCTCGGGAGTCTTTCCGTCGAGCACGTCCATATCGGTTACATCCTGTGTAAGAGGAGTAACCGGCGCGGGTATGCTTATTCCCGGAGGCGGCTCATTGGGTGGATACATTATTTCTTCTCAGCTGCTGCTTTGTCTCGCTTCTCGATTTCGTCTATCTTCTTCTGCCAGTGGGCATCCCGCTCGGCGACTACCTTGTTAGCCAGGTCCCGTTGTCGTTTCTCATACGTAGCCGAAACTGCTTTCCAAGGCGTCCGACCAATAGGTTGTCTTTCTCCGTTACTAGCCGCTGGCTTAGCACTCTCTCCGATTCCAAGACGACTCTCAATAATTTGAGCGTGAGTCTCGGCGAGTGCATCAAATCTTGACTCGTTTCTTTGTACGAGCGCATTGTACTCAGCCCGTTCGTCCCTTAGTTGACGTTCGAGTGAGTCGCGCATATTGCGCTCGACTACTAGTTCTGCGTCTAGTCGAAAGACCTCAGAGCGAAGCTGCTTCTTACCTAGTCCTATAACGAAGTCTACTCGAGAACCTACCACGTCTTGCCGGAACGCTCTTTTGAGGGGAACTTCGATGCTCCCTGTCGTAGACGGCCATCCGCCGATGATAGGTGTTCCAGTCGTTGCTCTTTTCGAAATCCTGGACAATCTCTGCCAGAACTCCGTACTTCTCAGCCAACTTACCAGAGAGGTTATAGAAGTCATCAACTGCTTTCAGGAGATAGCGCCCGCCGTCATAAGCATCGTCGCCAATAAACTCCTTGACGTCCTCTGCCTTGAAACCAGGCTTAGCTTCGGCGTATACACAAGCTGGAACCGTCTTCCTGAACTCCTCGCACGACTTAACGACCTGGAGCTTAGGAAGATTCTTCTCAGGCGCCTCGGGTTCAAAAAGCTCTAAGTAATCCTTGTACGCACGTGGCCCGTTGTTCCTGAGAATCTTAAACGCTAGCTTCTCGTCGTAACCACCCTCTGGGATAAACGACGCTGGCTTAGCGCGCCACCGCAGATATTCGTGCATTAGAGCCTTACCACCGATGCGGTCGTTATCCGCTTTCTGAAATGGTAGGCCAGTCGCTTCGATTATCTGCTCGGCTATCGTCTTGTCCTCACCACGCTTCCCCCAGGCGGAAGGGTCGAGGACACAGCTTACGACGCTCTCGAGTTCCTCCTGTGTAAGTCGAGCGACATCTGCTCCCCATACAGAGATATTAGTCTTTTGGCAGACGTACTCTCGATAAAGAATGGCTCGTTTGTCGGGGGTGGCGACAGCCCATCCGACCCAAGTCTTACCGGGATGCCATCCCCAATCGCAGGCGATAACACGAGGCATCCAGATTGGTGGCTTAACGTCGTCGATAACATGACAAGCGTTATCAGGCTCATCTGGGAATCGATTGCTGAAGAACGGGTCTCGCCATTCGTCAAAGACTTGACCACTGAATACCCACCAATCGCCATATATTTTTGCACGTTGCTCCGCTAGAGGGAGGAGTCGAAGCCGTTTGAGATAACCCGGGTCTTTCGCGATAAGATACGGATTATCAGTAAGGAGCGCCTTGATAAAGATGCGATAAGTGTCGGAGTCAAGATCGTGTATGAGTGTCCCACCGTTTGGCGCTGGCTCTATGAATCTTCTTCTGACCCAGAGGTGTCCGACGTTCCCGGGGTTAGTAGCCGCACGAATGATAGGAGGAATGCCCTCAATAAGACTGCGAACGCGAGAAGTAAGAAAAATATAACGATTAAACTCTGGAGAATCTGGAAGGGCAGTAAGCTCGTCATGACCCTGGTATTGGTACTCAGTAGTGTCGTGATCCCTTGCAGCCTTGTCGGAGTCAAGATAAGAGAAGCGCATAATCCCACCAGCATCGAACTTAAAAACATGCTTAGTAGAATCATAGGAACCTCCGAGCATCTGGTAGATAGGAACCGCACGCATGATGAGAGACTCTTCGAGCTGGGGAAATGTCTCTCTGAATAGAACGCCGTGGAACCCTGGAACCTGATGGAAACCGTAGACGATGGGAAGCATGTAGAGAAGTTCGGACTTCCCACCGCCAACGGCTCCACCATAGAGAGCTTCGAAGACAGAGAAAGGGAGCTGGATGAACTCGACCTGTTTAGCGTGCGGTTTCCAGACTCGGTCATAGCGCCCTATCTCTGATACCGTTTCGACTATAGGCATGAGTTATAGCCGGCTCGTTTCTCCTATCGACCCGCGAGCGCCGAAATGTCGTTCGGGTCTTTCTTCGTCTGGCCAGTGGTCGAGTTCGTCGTCTCGGCTCCGCCAGTTGCCGGTGTCGCCGGTCCACCCACCGCGTTCGCATGTGGTTGAGGAGGGGTCTTGTCCTCCGGCTTCTTCTCGGGGATGACCACGACGACGTCCTTCCGCTTTGCGACGTCATCGAGATTCTTCTGAGCCTCGTCGAGCTCTTTCGCTGCCAGGTCGGCGGCTTCCTTGTCGGTCACGGTCTCGGTGAGGTCTGCCTTCTCCACCGCGTTGTCCAACTTCTCTTGCGCGACCACGACTGCCGATTTGGCAGCTTCGAGTTCCGGGTCAGGAGTTGGGAGAGGAGCGTGATTGAATGAGTCCGTCACCGGAGGTGTCAGCTCGGCGAGGCGCTTCTTCTCGTCTTCGGTCAGCACCTTCTCGCTCTCGAGCTTGGCGGCTGCTTCGTCGAGCGCTTCCTTGATGATGGGTTCAATCGCCGTCGCTGGAAGGACGCAGCTTGAGCCGTCACCGAACGTCACGATGTAATCGTTCCGCTGACACTTGACTTCCCCTCGTGTGGTCTGCACCAGAAGAGGACCAGTGTGCTCGAACTTCTTGACCTCTACCTCGACCTCGTTCAACTTCACTCTCATGTCATTCCTCCATGTAAGACGGCCTTCGCTTTTTCTTTCCGAAACCGAACGTGCCTCTGTCACTCTCCCCGGTTCTCATTCGACTCGAAGGCCGCTTGAATGGAAGCTCGGGAGCCTCGTTGCCGCCGAGGGATTGCAGCCCACCCGAGATGGCGTTGATGGTCTTCTGCTTCTTGTTGAGCGGCGCACCCATGTCGTCACCGTCCTCATCGTCCATCTCACGCATCTTCTTGAAGCCAGTTTTGATACCACGACCAGCAGCCTTGAACCCCGTACCGACAGCCTTGCCGGTCTTCGCCATCGCCGCACCGAAGCCACCAAAGTTCATAAAGACCTCGTCTATCTCTGGTCGTCAGTCGGAGGACCGACGATAGTTCGAGCTGCTGTGACGTAGGGGAATAGTCTCTGGAAGCCTGGAGAGGTAAGCTGATTTCCGATCTTGTCGCAGACCTCCCGGACAAGCGCCGCGTGCTGCTGCGGAGGAATCAGCTTCATATCCTCGAGCGCGCGTGTGACCCAGCGCCTGACAAGGAC